CGGAACGAGATCATTCCCGCAATGGCGCCGTCGCTGCTGTTGGCGCCGGCAATCCACATCGGGTTGAGATCGGCGGGCGCCGGCAGCATCCGCCAAGCGGCCGCGCCACCCACGGCGGTCCCGCTCGCATACGGCATGTTGTCGGTGATCGTGAAGCCGCTGTCGACCGAGGCGACGTTGGCTCCGAAGCTTGTGCCGGTGACGACGAGCGTGGGCGCGGGAGTAAGGATCGCGCCTGGCTGGACGCTCGCCGCCGCGGTGGAAATGTAGTTGGCCGATGATTGATCGAACGGATCGCCGAGCGCAGCGCCCTCGAAGGCCAACACGATCAACGGCGCCTGCTGAGCGGTGCTGGTGAACGTATGCCCGGTCCCGACCGAGGGCTCCTCGCAGTAATACATAACGAGGGCGAGAGCGGTGGTCCCTTCGTTGACGGCGACCGCCCAGGCATTGCCGTAGCTGTCGGTAAGCGTCCCGACCACCGCATAAGCCGGCACCACGGCAACGAGAAGATTGGCCCCGGTGGTGTTGATAGGCGGCGTCGTGCCGGTGGCACCGACATTGCCGGCCATCGAAACATGCGCCACCAGGCTGGCGGTCACGGCAGCGCGGGCAACCATTTGCGCAGGGCTAGGTTAGTCTCGCCGCCGCCGTTGCGCGTCACGCTCACCACCTCGAATTCGCCTTCGGCCGGAATGTTGTTGTCGGCCGGGATGACGACGCGGTCGAGCTGCTGCGGCAACACCGGAAACTCGACCTCGAGGATGTCCAGACTGTCTTGCTGGTCGCGATACAGCGAGCCGTCCTCGAGCACGATGTCGAGGGTGTCCTGATGCCAGACACCGCGCGCTGCGAACGCCGGCTGCCCCGCCTGCGAGGCGATCGGATTGAACGTGATCGGCCGCGCCCACTGATCAAAGTTGGGCGCATAGATTAGAGCCGAGAAGTCCATGCCCATCGATCAAACTTCATAATGTATGTAGTGGGAAAGCAGCGCCGTGATCGATGATTGGATCGCACTGTTGCTGCCGGCGCCGAGCGCGGCTTCAAGAATTCGGGCTGGATCGTGGAAAGAAATGCGGGCTTCCTTGTGTGCCATCTGCCGGATGCCGGCGACAGTCGCGAGAGACGCTAAGAGCTTTGACTGAAGATTGAGCAGCGCGACCGCGCGCTTGAGCGGGGGCGGCGCATCGGTCGGAAGATCGTAGCCGCCCCAATAAGTAACCGCGACCGCCTCGATCCACGGATAGGCGAGGCCGCTGGTGGCATCGATCAATTCGATTTTGCCGGAAGCCTCCTCCAGCTCGTAGCTCGAGGGATCGAGCACGGTGCCGATCGGCGACTCGACGGATACGATGTCGGCTTGTTTGATCGGCCAATGCGACGGGAAGAGGCGGCAGCCGCCGTTGAGTTCCCGCCACTCCTCGCGGACTTCCTCATAAGCAAAGATGCGGTTGCAGAGTCGCATCACCGTCGCGGAATTTATGTCGATGAACATCTGCATTTGCGCATCGTCGGTCGTGTCGGTCAGCGCAATGCCGGCGAGCGTCTTCGCTTCGTCCAGACTCATGAGGTCGAAGTTGGTCGCCGGCGTCAGGACGGTGATGATTCGGTCGCTCATCCGGTCTCATCTTGGAACTGTTCGAACAGGGCCCGCAGCTCCAGCGCAGGCCCTTCGGTGCCGTCCGACATCTTCGGGATCGCCGTGTACTTCTCGCGATCGACTTTCCAGCCGGCGATCCTTGCCGGCAGCGGCGCGATGCCGCGCTCACCGCGCTCGCCACGTTCGCCGCGCGGACCAGCGACACCGCGCTGGCCTTGGCGAGTCAGCAGCTGCCAGCCTTCCCCTGGGCACGGGCCCGGATTGTCCTTCAGGGCGATGAAACTGCCGCCGTTCAGAGCGACAATTTCCAATTCGCAGTAGGTCGCCTCGGCGTCGAATGTGCCGCACGGCTTGGGCGATCGCGCTGGCCGGCCCGGAGCTGCGAGGACGATCCAGTCGTCGCCGCCGGGCGGGCGGCCGGTGTCGCGCCGAGCCTGATACGTCCCGCCAAGGTGGGTGACGACGTCGCCTTCGTAGTGGACGCCCTCGAGCCAGATCCTCGCGAGCGGCAATTTGCCGGGCTTGCCCTCGAGGCCCTGCTTGCCCTCGAGGCCCTGCGGTCCTGCCGGCCCGATCTCCCCGCCGGCGCCCGCGGGCCCCGCGGGACCAGCTGGGCCCGGTTCGCCCCGAACGCCGGCGGGGCCATCGGGACCGCCCAGGCCTTGCTCGCCTTGCGCGCCTTGCAGTCCGACTGGGCCAGCAGGCCCGGGCGCTCCGGGCTCACCAGCGACGCCCTGTGGCCCGTCTGGCCCTGTTTCCCCGCGCTCACCAACCGCTCCGGGCTCCCCGCGCTCACCGCGCTCGCCCGCCGGACCACGCTCGCCGGGGTGGCCGACCTCGCCGGGCGGGCCGGACGGACCGGCTTCGCCAGCCGGGCCAGCCGGGCCTGGCTCGCCGATGTCGCCGACCGGACCAGGTGGGCCAGCCTCGCCGCGCTCGCCGATATTGCCGGCCGGACCAGCCGGACCAGCCGGACCAGGCGGACCAGCCGGACCAGGCGGACCAGGCTCGCCGACGGCGCCCGTCGGGCCGACCTCACCGCGCTCGCCTTGCTGGCCCTCGGCGCCATCGTGCAAGGACGCCAAGCGAGCGACGACAGCCGCCTCCAGCTCGCGCCGCAAAGCTGCGCCATCGGCGCGGAGCTCGGCGATCGCCGCGCGGGCGTGCGCCTCGATCAGCTCGACGGCGCGCTCGCCGTGCCGTTGCTGCTCGGCCAGAACACCGCCCAGCGCCTCGCGCCAAGCGTCAATTAAAACGTCTTCGTGCGCGGCCGGTGGCGGCGGTAAGTCTTCTGAGTTCCCGTTGGACGGCATCGGAATAATCCTTCGGCGGCTCCTTCGGCTCGGGCGGCTTGGGCGCTTCCGGCTCGGGCGGCTTGGCGGGAGCCGCAGGCGGCGGCGCGTGCGGTCCTGGCGCTGGCGGAATGGCGCTGGCAGCCGACAAGGGGACCACCTGCTGCTGGACCCTTGGCTCGTCGCCAAATTTTGCTTTGGGCAATCCCTCCAGCGCCCGCGCCTCGTTCGGCGCGTAGATGCCGCCCTGGACGCCGCGCGCGAGCGCTTCAATTCGTTCCTTCTGCGCCGAGCGCAGGAGCACGCTGGTATCAAATTCAACGTATTCGTCGGGCAAGCCCTTGAGACCGAACGTGAAGCCGAACGCTTCCTCGACATGATTGAGCGCGAAGCCGAGCCCTGTGGATATCCAGAACTGCATCAGCGCTTCGGTCGAATTCATGCCGCCCTGGACCGGCAGGCCGAGGATCTGCATCGGGATGCGGAAGGCGAGCGCGATATGCTCCTCGGCGATCTTGAGGACTTCGGCGAGCTGCGCATCCTTGCCGTGAACCGACCACGGCTGCACTTTCAGTCCGGCGGTCAGGATCGGGGTTTTGCCGACGGCGAGGCCCTTTGATTTCTCGTCCCAGCGATCGGTCAATGCCTGAACCTGGTCCTTGTCGAGTATAAGATCGGTTGATAGGACCGCGCTCGGGCGCGCTTGGTTCAGATAGAAACTGAGCTGCTGCTGATTGATCGCTTCGCTGACGCTGACGTCGCCGAGCGCCGCCAGCAACGGGGATTGGCCCCACAACGGAAACGGAAACCGCCGGCTGCGATCGGCATGCAGCCGCACATGAAGCACGTCACGTTGCGGCACGACCAGCGCCTCGTCCTCCAGCCGGCGCTCGATGATCTGATTGCCGGCGAGCCGATAGAAGACCTCGCCGTTATAGGCGAGCTGCGGGCGTGAGATGTAGGAATCCATCAAATGAAGTTCAGAGATTTCGAAGCGGTCATTGCGAAGGCAGAGGCAGTATCCGTTGCCGTCCATGTAAAGCTGACGCGTCAGGTTGAGCATGAAATCCGAGATGGATTGATAGTCGTTCGGATAGCGCAGAATGCGCGCGAGGGCCGAATTCTTGACGCGCTCGCGACCGCCCTTGGAGTCGGTTCGCCAATGGTCCCCAGAACACATGGCCACCGTCTGCGAATACGCCGACACGCAGGCCTCGACGACGGCCGACCGCGTCGACCACGGCAGGACGTTCTGGCCCAACTGCCAAAAATTCGTCGAGGAACCATCCGGCAGCCACCCGCCGGAAATCGGCAGTTGGTAAGGGCCCGGGCGAGGGGCGCCCTCGACCGCGCGCGCGACGGATCGCAACGCGCCAGCAACGAGAGCGAGAGCGCCCATTCACCTATCAGCCCGTCAAGTCGGCTTCGACGGCGTTGTCGGCGCCGGCTGCGCCTGCCGCGTCTTGTACTCGGCGGGCGAGCCCGGCTTTTTCGACTCGGGCTCAAGGTTCTTCTTATTCATGGTCACGTT